CAGCGAAGGCAGGGGGCGATCTCGGACAGGGTCAATACGCTCTTCACCACGCTTGCCCACTTCGCCAAGCGCCCTCTCTGTGGTCACAGTCGTGGGCTCAGGGTTTGAACGCCCACCCGCAAGGCGCTCACGGAACTCTTGGTCCGTCTCAGCGGGTCCAGTAGCGTCTGCCCACATAGTGCGGTCAGGGCGCCCCGTACCAACGCCCCAAAAACTCTCAGCACGGCCGATCTTGCTCATGGCAACCTGATACGCACGAGACCCAGTGGCCGGGGCCGAAGAAGTTGTTATCGGGGTACCAACAATCGTGGTGTCATCCGCTTTGCGAGGGCGCCCACGAGTAGGAGCCTGATCTTTGCGAGGACGACCACGCTTCTTAGGCGCTTCACCGGGCTTCTTACGGGGCATAATTACCTCACAACGGGTTTAAAGGACATAGCACTTATTGTAGTCCCTTTTTCACCTTCAATATCATCAAAGCCTATCACAAAGGTGAGGTCAATACCCCGGGGGGCGACAAAGCCACGGGCAATAGCGCAGGCTTTGGCGGCTTGGTTTACGGCTGATGCACCGATAGCACGCATGCGGGGTGCCTGCCCGGCGATAACGGCTCGGGCCATGATGGAACCCACGCTCTGCGGGTTACTACTTCCGGACACCTTGATGATGTCATCAACGGAGGCGTTCAATTCTTGCGACATTCTGTACTCCAGTATCTAAGGGGTTGTGTACCCCATAGATATTAGAAGTAACCGGCCTCTTTCAATAGGTCTACGAGGTCGCAAAGACGTAAAACAGCGTAAGTATCACCTAGTGAATTAACGCCTTTATTTGGGCGTTTAACAACTAGAGCAGGAACAGCGTCACCCTTGTTCTGAGCCTGCTTGACCGTGTCGTCCAGCCATTGGCTTAACTGGAATGACTTCTGATTCTTACACTGGATGATGGCATTACGCCCGGTGTTACGGTTCTTGATGCCGTTGATGTCACCGGTGTCATCTCCAGCCTTCAGCGGAGTGCGCTCAGCATCGGGAAACCCGTTGTCATTGAGGTACTGCTTGACCATCGTTTCAAACGATGTTCCTTTTTGCTTTGATTTATTAGCCATTATTCTGAATAAGTTCAATTAGGCGGTTGAGCAAAGCGGTGGTTTCCTGCACAGACTTACGGATTTCGGTGATCTCACCACGGATGTCATCCATGTGCCGACCACCTCCGTAACGGTACAAGTCACGCTGGCGGTCAAGGCGGGCGTTCGCTTCGGCGGCGTCATTACGATAAATGGACATTATTCAAAACCCCTTCTAACAGTTGGTCACGTTCGCTTCGTACTTTGTCGTGTATCTGCTTTAAACAGTCAAAGTCGTTGTTGCAGTCGGCTAGTTCGGCTCGTAGTCGCTCAATCTCGTCAGCGGCTTCTTTGAAGCGCCGTACATCGTAAGTAACGCCCGAGGGGCTGGTGATGGTTTGGCGTTCTCTCAGCCATTCATAAATGTCAGGCTCCATATCAGTCTTTTATCACTGTTATGACGTCAAGGCCGTTGCACCATAAGTCATACAAATGCTGGGTCTTTTGGCTCCCACCCATATGGTGCACCATCGCTGTGTACCCCTGTGGTACACGTTTGACAAGTTCTGCGGTCCACGAGGTGTTAATGATGTCCTCTAAAACAAGTACCCCGGTCTTTTTAAGCAAATGCGGGTAGTACGTTAAAAAGTACTCCATGCTCTCTAGGGTGTGGGGACCGTCATCTATGATGATGTCAAAGGTCTTACCGCTGAGTTTCTCTAGTAACGACGGGCTATAAGCGTCTTCGGTGTATTGAGTGACTCTAGTAAGGTGGGAGATGTCAGGGCATTCGGTGATGTCAGCGCAATAAATCTTGGCTTTTGGAAAGTAAGAGTGCCATAGCATGATGCTGTGGCCAAACTGAATACCAATTTCCAGAAGATTTATTGCCTTAGACTTCAGTGGGGTAAGTAAGTCGTTGTAGAACCCGTCAATATAACCTAAGTCATATTTGTCTGTTCTAGGAGTGAAGTCTTTTGTGAATGACGCTAGATCGGTCATGCCGTGTACCTCGTTATGCGGTTGTCTTTACTACCAAGACCAATACGCCGAGACAGTTCACGGGACAACAACTGCGCCCCACGCTCACAAGAGGCAAACATAGTCTCCACAAGTTTCCGGTAGGCCCGGGCTGTTTGGTATGCCTCTTGCTGGGCCACCACGATGGGGTCCACATCCCGCCGTGCCTTAGCCAGCGTCACACGGTCTGCCTTGTCAGCGGAGTTCCACTGCCCGATCAGAACGGTGGATTCAGACAGACGACATTTGTGAGACTGCTTCTCTTCGTCAATCTCGGCCATGACCAGTTCAGACTGCGAGTACGAAACCCATGCCATGAACTCACGGTACAGGTTCATTAGGTCAGCGTCTGATAACCCGTCTAGGTCCCGGGGTATCTCCGGGGGTGCCGACCCCGGTCGTGCTGGGAGGCTGAACTTGTCCTTGAACCTCTCCACCGGATCGGTCGCTGGCATGGTCCGTACTATCCGTGTCATCTTCTCCCCAACATTTGTTCTTGTATGGACATGACTTGCATGTTGCGTGAGTGATGCTATCCACCCACATCGGTCGCATTGGTGGGCGCTTGCCCTCTATGTGCGCCATGATATCGGCGCACCCAGTCAAGATGTCGTCAATGATCTCAGGCTGGAACCGAACGGTAAACTCTTTGACATCTTGTGTGGGCTTCCACTCATAGATGAACGACAAGGTGTGTATCCCTGTGCAGAACATGTACAGGTTGGCCTGACGAAGGTGGGACGGAAACGGCTTGCGAATACGGTTCCACATTTCATCAATGGTGATCTCACCCTTGGAATACGGGATAAACAGGTCGGGCGCTTCAAAGCGAAGTGTGCCCACGCCTACGCTCTTGATCTCAATGAGCGTTTCGCCATCGGCGTGAGCGACAATCCCGTCAGCGTGCCCCGTGATGTTGTATTCCTCGTTACGGATGGGCACCTCACGGTAACGGACAGCCTCTGCCCCGCAGGATGGGCAGGATGTGCCACCCGCTCCCTGCCAGCGGTGGTCACATAAGCGACATTGCCAGTTGCCCCGCAATACACCGGCGTGCCACAACCAAGTTTGCCACTTGTTATGGATGGCGTTACCCTCCGCAAAGATGTTCAGCAGGTTAAAACCGGGACTGGTCGTCGGGCGGGGGAAACCCATGAGGGTGTACCACGAAGAGCGGGGGCACCAGTTCTTTTTGCAGATTTCGCTGGGGTGCAGTCCTGATGAGTCACGCTCTGCTTGTGAGTTAGCGTTATCTAAGGCCGCTTGAACCCGGACGATAGGCAGGATAACACCGGTTGACTTGGCGTTCTCTTTAAGTTGCTCAAGTATCCACTTGTTATTCCCCATGGGTCATCTCCAAGAAGTCGTCCTCAGTCAAGATGACGTAGCGTTTACCGCCCAAGTCAAACTGCAATACCGGAATGCGGTCCTCACGAATCGCCACCGCCTCCAAATCCCGCAGGTCTGTGAACTTGATGGAGTACGACTTAGTGTTATCCGTGAACTTATTTTCAATAAGAAAGTGCTCAGAACGAACGTCATTTTTGCGTAGCCAGCCAGAACCACTTCCGGCGTTACGGCTACCGCGGTATGCCTTGGCGGTGCGTTCCTCCTGCTTCCGTGACTTCTTATTGATAGCCCGGCGTGTGTTCTCCCCATCGGAGCCGATGATCATGAACCAAAGTGCTTTCGGGCGATGTCAGCGAGTTTCTTCTGCAAGTCAACGTCCTCACGGACGCCAAGCAGGAGTGCCTCCTTGCCCTGCCACTTCTGGCCGTCAAACGTGTAGAAGGCACCCGCACGGGTGATCGCATTGATGGAGATACCAATGTTGACGATGTCCTTAATGGTGTCAAAGTCCCCAAGGGTGAAGCCGTTACCGTCAGCAAAGTAGAAGTCAACCTGTGCGGTCTGCTGGGGGCGGTAGGTCTTGTTCTTCATGGTGCGCCCACGGATGGTCTGACCAATCGCCTCGTCCTTAACCTTGATCCACTCGTCACGCTTCACCTCAACACGGGTGAAGTAATGGAAGTTCTTAGCCTTACCACCGGGGGTGGTGCGGTTATCCCCGTACATGACTCCAATCTTTTCCCGCCACTGGTTGATGATGAGGCCGGTACAGCCACGGTCATCCCCGATGAGCGACCGCTTCTGCGCCTTACCTGACTTGCGGAAGAACTTGCCGGTGAGTCGGGCGCCGAGGCCCACCGTGAACTCCTCCATCAGTTTCTCTGCCTCGTCACCCGGGACAAGGGCTGGGAGGGAGTCCACAACGATGCAGTCAACCGCTCGGTTCTCCAGTGACTTGACGATCAGGTCGTATGCATGCTCCATCACGTTGGTTTCAACAATCCAAATACGGTCCAAGTCCACGCCAATGGCTTGGGCGTATTCCGGAACAAACTCCTCGGCGGCGATCCAGAGCACCACCCAGTCTGGGTCTAAGGCTTGGTTGGCGGCGATTGTCTTAAAAGCAATGGCAGTTTTACCCGAGGACTCGTCTCCGATGATCTCAGACCACTGGTTAACCGGCCAACCACCGCCGAGCATTAGGTCAAACGCCAGCACCCCAGTCGTAATGCGGGGAAGTTCTTGGTGCATCTCCGAGCCACGGATAACCGTGCCCTCACCAAACTTCTTGTTCAATTGGGCAAAGATAGTCTCGATGCTCTCGCTCATGTTGTGCTCCTTATTGTGTGTCAGACAGCCCAAGAGGCTTGGTCTGCTTGCATGTATTTACCGTTCCAACCGCACGAATAGCAACGAGGTGCGGGTGGGTAACCGTTTACCGTGGTGCCTTTAGCGCGACTGAACACGAAATTGCCTCCGCACTCCGGGCAACTCTGCGTCTCTTTGCGAGCCGCCTCCCCACCTTTCCATGAACGGATGGCATCTCCCATACGGATTTCACCGTCCGGGGTTATGTGCGGGGCCTCCTGTGGGGTTACCTGATGAACAGGCTGGGCTACGGCAGGAAACTGGATTGCCCCGGGGCGGGACGGCATTGTGGACGGCGGTGTCCGTGGAGGGGAAGGCTGATTGCTCAGTTTCCTTGACCACCAGTCATTCATCGTCGTAATCCTCCCAGTCATCATCGTCGTCTTCCATGAACTCTATATCCCACTCTGCCATGGCGCCGGGGACTGAAAGAAGGTTGATGATGTGGATGAGCCGGGACAAAGGTCCCTGCTGAATGAACAGCGGCAGTTCTTCCTCAAACTCTATGTCCTTGTTTACTTCTATCTTGTCGCTGTCTATAAGCATGGCGAGAAGGGAGACGCCAAACGACGTAAAGAGGGCGACCGAAACGTCAGTTTCGTCATCTTCAAGTTTATTCTGCGACTTTATGATTGATGACAACCACCTAGCAGACTCCTCTATGTCCTCTAGAATACCGGTGCGTTGGAGGCGAATCCACTTACCGAGGACATCGCCAGTTTCCTGCTCCATGACCTCTTCTGAGGGGGGTGAGAAGCCTGCAAGTTCTGCGATGCTCTGACCGTCAGCCGGGGATAGGGTAAGTAGGAATGTGCGCTGGTTGAGCGGGGAGAGATCGTCGTCGTCATTCATTTGCCTTTGGCCTCCGACCATGAGTTTGCTGAGTGGCAGGACACTTTGAGTGGTATTCCTTCAATGACCCGCCCGTGACCCATGGCGTCCACCATTACTTGTTGTGCTTCATCCACGCAGTGATCAGGAACCGCGACTACTAACTCGTCGTGGACCTGAACTAGGATTTTAGCGTTAAAAGGTTTTAGCGCTTCATGAACATCAATCATAGCAATCTTACAGATGTCAGCCGCTGAACCTTGGACAATAGCGTTAATCGCTTGGCGCTCGGCTCGCGCCCGCAGTGACTCGTCTGTACTGCTCAACTCAGGGAGTCGGCGTCGCCTACCGGATAGCGTGGTCACATACCCACGCTGTCGTGCCTTTATTATCTCGGTGGCTTTCCACGCAGAAATACCGCTAAATTGTTTGTAGTAGTTATTAATGACTTCTCTGGCACGTTGCTCAGTAATACCAGTTGTTCTTGCAAGTTTCTGAGCACCACCACCATAGGCGGTCAAGAAGTTAACACCCTTGCCTAACTGGCGTTCCTCAGCGGTTACTTCGTCAGGCTTCTTACCGAGCACCAGCGCCGCCGCTCCAGCGTGAATGTCCTGCTCCTGAAGGAAGAACTTACTCATGTTCTTATCTTTGGAGAACATGCACATGACACGGAGTTCAATCTGATCATAGTCAGCCACCAAGAGTGTGTGCTTGGGGGGCGCGACAAAAAGGCTCCGGATGGTGGAGTCACGGGGGATGTTCTGAAGGTTGGGGCTACTGGAGGACAAGCGCCCCGTGGCGGTCCTGTGCAAATGGAATGACGGGTGGAGACTGTTATTCACCAGTTTCAAAAGAAGCCCATCAACGTACGTTGACTTGACCTTCTTTAACTCCTGCCACTCCAAGAGCATGGGAATCAGCGGGTGGGCATTTTCCAAGTAGCGCAGGGCCTCCTCATCAACTGAATCAGCGCCCTTGTTGGTCTTTTTGTGGGACTTCAACCCAAGCCCGCCCGCAGACTTTTTCTTAAAGAGAAACTCTTGCTTACTCTTATTGCTGTCGGGGTTAAACCCCGGAGGGGTGTACTTGCTCATCTGGAGGAGCAGGTCCCGCATCTTGTTGTCCAACTCACGCCCGAGTACCACCATGGCGCTCTTGGTAACCGGGATGCCTTCGTCTTCCATGTCCATCAGGACCCGGAGAACCAGCATGTCTTGCTCTAGAGCGTTGCGTAACCCTTGGCGGTTTTTGATCTTCACCCACAGACGGCGGTACAGCGACCATGTCCAACGAACGTCAAGGTGTACATACCGAGCGGCCTTGGAGAAAGGCACATGGTCAATAATCTTGCCGAGTTTGCCGTCACGGTAGTAGGCATTGTGACCGGCGTAGTTATGGGCGATTAGGTCAGTCAAACCGTACCCACGGAGGTTCTCGTTCACGATATGTTGCATGACCATCGTGTCCATGAAGCCCTCCATTGGGAGGTCCTGCGCTAAGTACTTACGGATAGAACGGGAGTCAAACTTGACGTTGTGACCCACCTTGACGATGTTCGGATCACAGAAAAGGCACTCTAAGGTTGTGAATACCTCAGACCTTTGTAACTGCGGAGGGGGTGGCAGGAAGGTTGCGGGTATGCGATAACGCGCCTTGGCCTCCGACTCAGTTCCGTCTTTAAGAAGTTTGCGATACCCGGGCGGTGGCGTGGTGGAGCCGTCCCCCACCTCCTCGGGCGTGAGCATCTCGCCATGGGAATGGCCCATGGGAATAGCCCAAGAATGTCCGTCTGTGGCGATGCCAATCCAAAAGACCTCGTTACGCAGGGGGTCAAGAGCGAGAGTCTCCCGCCACTTCTGCATCAGGCGCTCACGAGTGGCCTCCCGCACGGACGGCGACTTAGAGACCATGTTGGACAGGTGAGACTTCAACTCCGTGTTGAATGCCTCCATGGCGTCGTTATGGCGCTCAACGACTCCCCGTGTCTCCACATCAAAGGCAAATGCCCCGATTTCTTGGATGACTTTAACGATTTGGTGCAGTTCTTCTACCGTAGAAACCACTGAGGGAGGGGCCATAAAGCCCCTCCCTCTCGGGTCTTGTTCGGGTGTTGACCCCGACACGGTCACTCGTCTTCAGCGCAGATGGCAAGGAGCGACGACCGAGTGGGAATCGGGACAATCTCATCGGTGTAAGCCGACTTCAGGAAGTGGTTGAGGTCACTCTCCGAGAGTTCCGTGACTCCCCACTCCTCCTCAAGGTCACGGGCCTTGACCAACTGATGGTTGGTTGCGGTCGTGGCACCCTTGCCCGAGCGACTGATCGCCCAGTAGTGCTTCGGGAGCGGTCCCTGACGGGGGTCGTCATTGAAGTTCTTCAACTGGTCAATGGCGCGGGAACCAACCTCGTACGAGCGGAGCACCGGCTCCTCGCCCGGGGCCAACAAGACCACGTTAAACGCAAACTTGTTGCTGGGGCGGTTACCCGAGTCGCACAACGGGCAACCGTTGGGGTCAATGTTGCCGATGCAGGTGAACGACTTCTGACCGGTGCGCTCCACCCAGTGCTGGCGGTAGGCCGCATACGGGGCCGCTTCAAGGAACTTCACGATGATCGGCTCTTCCGAAACCTTGAGACGCTGAGCATAGGAGGAGTCCGAGACATCGGACTTCAACTGCTTCACGCCTTCCCAACCGCCACGAATCACTCGGCGGGGGGCAGGCTCGGCCTTGCTGGGTGCGCTGGCCTTACGGACGGGGGCGTCATCTTCATCATCTTCAATGACCCGCAGACGGCGAGGGGCTTCATACTCCTGCTCGTCTTTCTCAAAGTCGTCGTCATCGTCGTATCTGGGCATGTTTCTGTCTTTCTCGTGTGTGTTGTGTTTGTGTTTGTGTGTTACTCGTGAGCACCGGGGTGCTCGGAGTCTATTTTGGCCAATGGGTTATGGCGTAGGTCTTGAACTGTTCCCAGTGCTTGGAGTTTTTGTCGTCCAAGTTGAAGCGCACGATACAGTCTTTCAGAAAGTCTACCTGTGCCCTGCTGTAGAGGCGCCTCCCCTTGGGGACTTTCCCCGGAAGTTGACTCTTCCGTGGCGCTGGCGATCTGTATGTTGCTCGGGGTATCCACCCTTGGTTCTCCCACATTCGTAATGTGCTGGCAGTCCGTCCGAGTGCTCGGGCGGCTTCACCGATGGTGAACATCTCAATGTCTGCACCGTTGATTCGGTACATCTTAGACCGAGCACCGTTGGTTGTGTCAAGGGCTACGGAGGGGCTCTTGGAGCGATTCTTGGGCGGGCGAGAGCCGGGCCAATCAGGTAGGTCACCTAGTAGATCAAGAGGGTCAGGGGCCATCGTAGTTACTTTAGTTATTTGAAAGATAATCGCAAAGATTCTCGCACCAAGTGGTAAGCCGGGCTCTTTCCTCCAGAGTAACGGCGTTATCCCCTGAAAGCAATGCCGAAGCAAGGTTACGCGGTGGACAGACGCTGACCACGCGCAACAAATTGACAATAGTGTCAATTGTGAGGACTAACTCAGGGACTCCTTTGCCTTCGGAAAAGGCTTGGTTGTTATGCCCATCCGAACTGCGCCACCAGTGTGGCGGGAACAGGTCGGAGGACCAATCGTCGGAACCATCGTCTCCACTAGAGTTCCACATTTCGGACATTCCCATCTCCCCGGAGGTGTGCGGTCTTCGTTCTTAGTCATGGCTTACTACCTCCTTATTCCCCATAAGGATAGCAGTTATTATTTTTTGGGCTCTACGACTTTAAAAGCCCAAGTTTCCTTCTCTTTGTACAAACTTTGAATCTCACCCTGCAACTCGGGGCGCTCAACCGCCACAGTGGCAAGGGCATCTTCGTCAAGCACACGGATCGGAATTGAAATTTCATCCCACAAGTCATTCTTAATCGCCCAGTCTTGGGCCTCGGACTGGTCCAAATTGACGGAGACCCGGCGCTCACGCTTGAGTTGCACACCGGAGCCAACCTCAATCCACTTGTGGCCAACGTGGTCGGTGTACCCGTCAATGTCCACAATGTTGGACAGTTCTTTCTTCATCTCTTCAGTGCGCTTAACGGCGGCATCACTGAACTCCTTGGCCTTGATGTATTCATCTACGAGACGAGACAGATACGCACTGTCTGTGGGCTCGGGGCTTTGCCTGATGATCTTGGGCATTGGTTTCTCCTTTGGTAGTTAGATGGTCCACGGAAGTACACGAGACGCCGAGGCTAGCCCATGGGCCATCTCTGAGGTGGTCATGTCACCGATGTCTTTGGCAGAGGTACCGGAGTAGTTCCACCATAGCGTTCCACGGCGAAAATGGGGCAACCTGTTGAAGAGTGATTTGCTGGAGCGGATGCCTGCTTCGTCGTTATCCATGGCGATGACGACACGGTCAGCCACTGTAGAGAGCAGGGCAAGTTGCTTGTCCGAGACGGCGGCACCAAAGGTGGCCAACGCCTGAGGCTTCTCAAATACGCTGGCGAAGCGCACGACATCCAACGGGGACTCCACGAGTACTGCGGTACCACCCATGAAGCGCTCAATCCCAAACAGGCTGTCCGACTTTTTGACACCCACTGGGAAGTTGCGTACCCACCCGGGCGCCTTGGTCTGCCAGCCCTGTAGGTCGCCAAAGTGATTAACAATGGGGATCACCCACGCCTTGTTCATGTTGTCCCAACGGACACCGTGCATCAGTACTTGATCAGGATCAAGCCCCCGCTTAGATAAGGCAGACTCAGGAGGGAGCACAAACTTGGAGAAAGACACCCAGTCGATCTCTGGCTTCTTCTCGGTGACCTCTACGCCGGTGGTAAGGCGCTCCAAGTTGCGGTCAATCAAGAAGTGATGGACCGCCATGATGGCGTCGGGTTCACCAGTTAGTTCCGACACCAGCATGCTTAGGGTGCCTCGGGCCCCGCACGAGAAGCAAATCCACAAACCGGTTTGGGCGTTCATGCTCCATGACGGTGAGCCGTCCTCACGCCCCGTGACACGGCGGTGCACCGGACACCTACCGGAAATCTCACGACCATCTGCACGGCGAACATCTACGCCGATGCTCTTGAGCACCGAGGCGAGGTCAGTCAAATGCGTCTCCGACACCGTAGCCATCAGCAGTCACCTCCGAGAAGTCCATGTGGTCCCAGTCCCACTTGATGTGTACTTCGCCAGTTGGGGCTGTGCGGGCCGCTACGACACGAATAATTGCTTGGTCGTCCAAGTCAGGGTTGCGCTCAACGCCGAGCACTAGGTCTGCGTCCTGCACGAAAGACGATGAGTAACCAATGGCGTCAGCAGTGATGGCGCGAGTCTTCTTGTTGTTTAACTTCCACGACAGCGCCTGCGTCGTGGACACCACGGGGATGTCTAACTTCTGGGCCATTCGTTTAAGGCCACGGGTGATGTTTGTCAGCGCTTGCGGGGAACCCTTGGGCTCACCTTCCTCATCGTCCATCAAATACACGCCGTCAACGACGAGAAGATCGGGTTGGTATTCCTTGGCCTTGCCCATGAGTGCTGAGATAGTTGTGAGCGACGAGGTGTCCTCACTGAAGATGAAGGGTTGCATGTTCTTCCGGGCCCGAAGCGCCTTGGCGATGCGGTCCATCTCGTTCTTGTTCAAGTCACCCCGGAGAATCTTGTTGTACGGGGTCTTGGAGATGATGGCGTCGTAACGTGCCTCCTGCTCTTCAATGCTCATCTCAAACGAGACGAACATCGGCACTTTGCCGTGGATGTGGCAGGAGTTAGCGATGATGAGAGCGAACAACGATTTACCACGCTTGGGCTCACCCACAAACACGATGTACTGCTGGGGGCGCAACCCGGATGTGATGCGGTCAAGGCCGTAGAATCCCGTGGGGATACCACGAAGAGCATTGGGGGTGTTCCGCATCTCTTCGTAGCGAGCAACACGGTTCTCCCAGTTTTGGATGATGTCAATGTCCCGCATGCGGGACACCTCAACCGAGGCGGTCTGCACGCCCGACGACAGGTGCTCTAGTGCATCTTTGGTCTTGCCCTCGTTGATGAGAGGCATGACTTCCGAGATGACTTCAACGAGGCGGTGCTGTGTGTGGGCCTGAAAGATTTCCTCAATCAGACGAGAAAAAGTCTCTGCCTCAGCGTCGTACAACTGAACATCGGCGTACTGCGTCTTGAACACCCGAGGCGTCGGTACGGCCCCGTGCTCACGGTAAAACTCGGACATCCATGACCACACCTCGGCCCATGTGCCAGTGAGGTGTTCAGGCTTGATGCCCGACTTGATGGGCGTAGCGATGTCCGAAGTCTGGATGACTTTGGAGACAAGCAGATGTTCCGGTGACGCCATGATTACCATGCCCTTTCAGAGCCGAGCACTGTAGCACGAATGCCAAGTACCGCCTGCTCTTCTTGCGTCGGGACATAGATAACACGAACGCTTCTGTTGTAGCGCAGATCATCGGCAAGCGCCTCAATGTCGGTGTATGACTCAACCGGCGTGGAGATGCCTTTGCGAATCAGCCAGCGTTCAATTGCATCAATGGCATCGGGAGGCATGAACGTGTACACGATGGTGCCAATACCGCGGCGATTGACCGAATCAGCGAGAGACTTCAAAGGCAACTCGCTTGGAGTCATAGCGTTGATGACAGTCTTCCAATCACCCGTGCGTTGTGCGATGCGTGTGCGCCACGACTTCAAACCCTCAGGCGGGTTGGCAAGCACGCCTTCAAAAATGACGCCTTGCTGTAGCGGTGCGAATTCAGCGAGATCGTTGCCTTCCATCACGCCACCCGGGTGATGATCATGTCTTCAAGAACAGACGCCACGCGGTCTCCATACCGGCGAATGAACTCAGTGGGAGAAAGGTGTGTGGTGACAATGGTGATACGGCAATCTTCGTTGCGACGGCGCAACAGGCTTCCGACCTCGTGGTACGAGAACTCGGTAGCACGCTCCTGACCCACGGCGTCCAGCACCACGATGTCAAACACCCCTTTGAGGTACTTGACGATGTGAGGCATGGAGTACATCTCGGGCAACTCGTTGTCGTTGTCAAACTGGTCTTTGAGCATCTCAACGTAACGCTCGGCAGTGATGAACCGCCCTGACACTTTGTCGGCGCAGATGATCTTGTTGAGAAGGCCGACAGCGATGGGAGTCTTGCCTGAACCACTCGGCCCATGGAGAAACAGACCGTTGCTCTTGCCGGTGAGGAAAGAGTCAATGCTGTTCGCTGTCGCGTTGGAAATTTGATCGGTGTCGTATTCGGCGCTCGCCCATCGCGGTGGCAGGTGCGCCCATGTCAAGCGTTCTTCTACGGAGCGGTTCTGCCACCAACGCGCTGACTTCCATTCGGTGGGCGGTGCTCCTACGGTCACTGGGTTCTCCTGAGTTGCTGGTAGTGCGCTACGGCTTGGCGTAGCGAGGCGGTGGGTTTGCGGAGAGTACCACGCTCCGCAAGGTCCGTGGGGGCATTCACGCCGTGGGCGGTCAAGTACTCCACCGCTGAGTCGTCTCCGGGCTCACTCAGCAAGGTGCTCGCGCACAACAGGAGCATGGAAAGGTGCTCTGTGCCATCGGGTTGCGCCGAGGCGTCGTAGGCGGGGATGACCACGATGTCAGCGAGAAGTTCGGGGTAGGTGTACGCCAAGTCCATGGCTCGGCGCCAAATGAGTTTCCGAATCCGGGAGTTGATCTCCTCATCCCATGGAAGCACATCGGTGTACTCAAACTCATCGGCAACCCATCCGAGAATCGGGCTGACGGCGACGATCTCCGTGGTGCTTGCCAAGAGGGACGCTTGGACGCTGTTGGTGCAGAAGTACTTCCACGGAGTGCTGGACTCTACGTTCCGGGAGAAAGTGAAGAACTTGTCAACCATGCGCTGGAGGTCGGCGGGGGTCACTCCGTTTTTCAGGAGGCGCTTGATCTGAATCCTGAAGGCGGGGCGGTCCTTTACAGCCACGGGGGTGGCCCCAACCTGACGCGCCACGAAGTTGAAGTGTTGGAGCACATCGGTCGTGTCGTGCGACAACTTCTCCAAAGCGGGGGTCTCGTCCCATTCTCTAGTGTCATCGGGATCGGCGCCAAAAATAGGCATGGATTCATCTCCTTCGTAAAACGGGCGAAGCCCACAAAGGGAAATGTCTTTAGACATTTCCCTTTGTACTACGTCTCTAATACTATCTCTACTATGGAATTCGCCCTGCTCAGGGGCTCGGGGTGGGGTCATGGGTGACCCCCCTGATGGGTCATGGGTGACCCCCCCTTGGGGTAGGGTGGGGTCACTGGTGACCCCCCTCTTGGGGGCACGGAACCGCACCACGATGTGCTTCCCACGGTTACCAGAGAGCCGTGTGGAGGTGGTGATCCCGGCTGATTCCAGCCACCGAAGGGAGCGCTTGACGGTCTCCGGAGACATGCCCGAGGACTGGGCGATGTCCGAGACGGTCAGGGGCTTGGGCCCCGTGAGTGGGGTCAACCGCAAGATGGTCATCAAGATGTGGGTATGGGTTGGCGTCCCACGCCTGCTGATCAGGTCAAATGCCCATATGGGCATCGGAGCAAAAGGCCCCTGAATCTTGTTGCTCAACGGTGGTCTCCTTGGTGTGCCGGAGACTATACACACAAACCCGTCGCCAAGTGTTGCATACACGGTTTGTTGAGGCTAATCTTCGGAGACCGAGTTGGTGGTTCTCCTCGGTGCCCGGTTTACCGGTGGTGGTTAAACAGGCTGGGGCGCTTTGGTGTAGAGTTACTGAAGCGCCCCAGCCCTGTTTTCAAGGAGACCACATGGCATCCAGCACCGGACTTACGAAGTCCCTCAAAGCCCTTCTCTCAGACGTTGTCACCTTCTACTTCATGGCCCATGGGTTTCACTGGAACGTAGAGGGTCAGGACTTCAGCCAGTACCACGGCCTCTTTGCAGACATCTACGAGGACGCCTACGGCTCTATTGACCCGATTGCTGAAAACCTCCGCAAATTGGATGAGTACGCCCCCTTCAATCTACAAAAGTTTATTGAGATGCGTACCATCGCTTTTAAAGATGTCTCCCCCACCCCCAAGGCTATGGCCGGGGCACTGCTGACGGCCAATGAGGCACTTATCAAGCAGTTGTATGTTACATTTAAGGATGCTGAGAAAGAAAATCAGCAGGGTATTCTTAATTTTATTTCAGAGCGGATTGACATGCACATGAAGTGGTCGTGGCAACTCCGCGCATCAACGAAGTGAGGTAATCATGGCTGAGAGTAAGAAAGACCCCCGATTGGCGCGAGCCGGTGTCTCGGGTTACAACAAGCCGAAGGCAACGCCGGACCACCCGACCAAGTCGCACATTGTTGTCGCCAAGGTGGGCGATCAGGTCAAGACGATTCGCTTTGGCGAGCAGGGTGCTGAGACCGCTGGTAAGCCCAAGGCGGGGGAGTCCGAGCGCATGAAGGACAAGCGTGCTTCCTTTAAGTCCCGCCATGCCAAGAACATTGCCAAAGGCAAGATGTCAGCCGCTTACTGGGCTGACAAGGTGAAGTGGTAATGGCTCCTCGCAAGACCAGTAGTCCCAAAGAAACCGCGCAGTATTACCGGGATAACCCGGAGGCCCGTAAGAAGAAGGACGCCTACAACAAGGAGTACAACGCTAAGCCCGAAGAGAAGGAGAAGCGTCGTGAACTTGCTGAAGAGCGCCGTAAGCGTGGGGTTATGGGCAAGGGTGGTAAGGATATGTCCCATACCAAAGATGGTGGAATCGTGGCAGAGGAACCATCTAAGAATCGTGCACGGAATAGAGGAAAAAAGTAACCATGGCCGCTAAGAAAAAGAAGACCGAATCTAAGGTCAACGAAGCCGGTAATTACACCAAGCCGGGTATGCGTGAGGAACTGTTTAAGAAGATCAAGGCCGGTTCAAAGGGTGGCGATCCCGGCGAGTGGTCTGCCCGTAAAGCCCAACTTCTTGCGTCTGAGTACAAGAAGAAGGGCGGGGGTTACAAGGACTGATGGCTAAGAAAGAGTCGCAGAAGTCCCTTGATGAATGGACGGACCAGAAGTGGCGCACCTCTGATGGAAAGCCGTCCAAGGGCAAGAAGCGTTACCTACCGGACAAGGCGTGGGATGAGTTGACCCCTTCTGAAAAGGCGTCTACGAATCGTGCCAAGGCCAAGGGCAACGCCGAGGGCAAGCAATTTGTCAAGCAACCAAAAAGCATCGCCAAGAAAACTGCGAAGCACCGAAAGGGGGAATGACAATGTGCAAGGAATGCGGATGTGGAATCAGCAATAAGAAGGACCCCGGCTACGGCAAGGGACCGGCTAAGAAGAAGGCCGCGGCCAAGAAGGCCGCGGCCAAGAAGGCCGCTCCCAAGAAGAAGAAGTGAAGTAGTTCTTAACCCTGAAGAAGTTTCTTCAGACCGTTGAACATTTCCTGAACTGCCCCAACCGTCTCGGCGCTGATCGTGATGGTTTCCACTTTGTCATCCCATGACAAAGCGAGGCACCCGCTCTTCGGAATGGGGAACGCCTTAGCAACCTCTTGGGGGGCTTCCTGCTTAAGACCAACGTCTTGCAGGCCCCCCAAGAGTGCGCTGATCAACTCTTCCTTCGTGGCTGACCTCTCGTAGTCCAAGCCCAAGAGTTTGACCTGACGGCGAAGAGCCGCAATCGGTTGCGTACGCAACTCATCCTCGGAGAACTTGTCAATCTCCTTATCCTCCGGGGCATCCTCTTCGGGTGCTTCCGGAGCAGGCGCCGGGGTCTCAGGGTCAACCACATCAATCGGGGCGAGGGCGTTGGTCAGATCAAGCAGGCGCATACCGTATGCGTGCGCTTGCAGGATGGCGCTCTCCGTGGCTACCTCGTCATCCCACAACACGAGGATGGTGTCGCCACCAAGGTCATGGGTTGCCCGTACGGTGGCGTCCATCGGGTCTTCTGACTGATGGTGCTCCAGCGCTGTTTTGACCAGCGACTTGGGGGCGCCGTTCCCGACGATGTGGTACGGGTGGTCAAAGTCAATGATGGCGGTGTACACACGGTCCATGCTGTCGCTGGGCTTCCCGCCGTACCACGGGAGAACGAAGTCGTTGTTGTCAACGAACTCGTTCAGGCTGTCTTCAATGATGTTGGCGGTGGCGCGACCGTTGCCGATAACGCCAATAACACCTCGGCTGGCTTTGGGCATTTTGTTCTCCTATTTGAGCGACCGGCGCAGGGACAGATCACCAGTAAGGGTGACCAGTCGCAACACCGACTGGGTGGCACCGGCGATTGTAGCCATCGCCAATCCTGAAAGCAATACATTGTTTTCGGATAGCCACCACGACGCACCAATGCCAAGAACGACGCCGACGAGGACGGTAACCCACGCACTCAACTCCTTTGGAATGAGCGTGGTTAAAACATGTATGGCTTTGTAAACCGCTAGGCCACCAATAATGATCATAGAGACAGCGTACCCGAATACCCGGGTATGCGGTCAAACCTCAAATTGGTTAGGGCAGTAGTTTGCTCTGTTACCGGAACGATATATTCCATGAGCCTCTTCACAGTCTCAACCGTTCGGCGGTAGTCAGAGGTGTAATAAGAGAAATTAGAGTGCTGTGAACTGTCACCCCAGCGGTGGTCGGCGTTGGCGCCACCGCCACCACTACCTACGCCGAGCCAACCACCCTGCTCCGTGTCGCCATCAAAGTACGCCCCCGGGGCATACGGCTCAAGAAGAGGGCGTGACACCTTCAGGGACAGGTTGGATGCAGAGACATTGGCGGTCAAGGCAATGTGGTACACGTTGGCCGATTCCGGATAGGTGTTAGCCGTGCTCGGGATTACAATCTGCCAGTACTTTCGTTTACCTCCGCTAGACAGGTTTTCACTCCTGTACACGGTGGACTGCGTAACGAGCGTTATTTCTGCGTTGTCAAGACGCACTTGAACAGCCGAAATATTGTCGTTTATATCATCTATAGAAAAGTAGTACTCCACGCCCCGCTTTAGTGGCGTATACCTCTTACCGTTAGTGGTGTGCGTTACGTCTGTACTCAGAGTTAGCGTAGACGACGCGCTGGTGCTTATCGTTGCAACCTTGTCGGCTACGGATGTCCCTGTAATAGAGGACCCCGCGACTCTCCAGTAAGAAGTGGTGTTACTGCTCTCTGACAAAGTGCTTATCCCGTTAACAAACTGCGGGTCGCGCACAAGGTTAAGACGCTGGGAATAAACGTCAATGTAGTAGGGGTACCTATTTTGTGTCTTCAACACAATTGGAACAAAATGCAAAGGGTTGTTGTTGTATCTAGACGCAACCCAAATATGTAAGTACATATCTGAGGTCGTTGTTGAGCCGTTACCCACAACCCCAAAGTCAACAGGCACTGACCACGCATTTGCTTGCCCGTCCGTTACTGAGGACACGAACCCCTCCAATGATGTGCTTGCCCCCGTGGTGAGGCTGTATGACACTGCCGAAGCCGCGGTCACGCTACTCAGTACAGCCGCGCCAATAACACTTGCGCCGTTACTGGGTGTTGCTCCGTAAACAGCCCCGTACTCCATGTACAAACGGCTGGCTTGGCTAACATTCGTTATCTTTGTTTTCAAACATCCTACGTACACGCCGGTGTTGACCGATGCGGCGCCAGACGTAATGCGTACAGCCGTGTTATTCTCGCATAGTGCTTTACCGTAATAGGTAGAAGAGGCGGCAACTGCTTGAGACGATGCCCCGCCACCAAGGTCTTGCACTTCCATGAGCCACTGATCCGTCGTGGGTACCTGAGTTGGGGAAGTCGTTGTAGCAAGGCTGGAGATAGCGTGTTGCGTAGCAGTAAACAAATCCGGGTTACTAAATTTTATTTCTGTGTCACTACCTGCCAAAGCCGTTATATATTCCTCAATACCTGTGATCAGCCCCTCGTTTTCTGTCAAATACCTAAAGTTGGAAATCAAATCCCGAAGGCGGGCTGGGCCAAGGTCCACAGTTTCAATCGGCAGACCGACTTCCTTAGCCAGTTGCTCCAACATTTCACTGTTCGCAACGTACGGGTCTTTCTGCCTAATTACGTAGTCAATAGTTGTCTTTAAAACGTCAATATCCCAACCAAACACATCCAGCATGCGCCGCAGTGGTCCTGACACAACGAGGTCGGTAGGGAGGACCGAGATGTGCTCACTGTTGATATTGGTAAGACCAAGTTGGTCATCCAACAGGCGGTAATGCAGTGGAACACGGCGATACAGGGACGCTAATGAATTGTAATTTTTAACTACCAACGTCTCTGTTGAGGCTAAGCGCTCGTACCATGAGCGCGTGCCGGTTGCTTGGTACTTAACAAACAGCGAGTAGTACGCCCATGTACCACCAGCGAGCCCATCATGGGTAAATGAAGAAACTGTGTTTGCGTTTGTAATCGTGACAAGCACCTGCCCATCCAAATAGGTTTGGGGTGGGCCATACGCGGAATAAACAAGAATCAATTCTGTGGCGCTAGGTGTGGCACTGACGACACTTGACAAGGCACTGGTGATGCCCCACTCCA